TTACCGCACCACCAATAATTTCAAACTGCTTTCCCAATAACCATGATGGAATTGCAATCATGAAGCACAATAAAATGCCTTGCCAATTTTTAATAACATCTTTCATCTTCTCACCACCAAATTCAAATTTTGCGCATTCCTTCGCACTACAATATCACTATTATTATACTCCACTCCCCTACTAAAACCAACAAAAACTAACGAAAACTAATACCAAAAAGTAACTGTTTTTTCTTACCGATATGTACTATGATGTAGACAACAAAAGAAAAGAGGTATTCGCATGATTTCATGGAATAAACAACAAAATGGTAGCTACATCACAGAAATAGGTGACCTAAGAGTAATACTGAAAGAGTATCCGAACCATTGGTGGTTATCTATTGGCATTCGTTCCTACTCAAAAGACAGGTCAAAGAGTATGGTTCGTCCTCCGGCTAACATCTTTCAATTCGAAAAGCCATGCACAGATGAACAAGCCATCGCACGCGCCAATGAATATATGGATAACTTCATAAAAGCAATTGTAGCAGACTTCTCCTAAAACTTATCGAAGTCTTCCTGCGTTGCCAGTGTTGCATAGTTGCAATCATCATTCATATGCTCAACAAAGATATCGTTGACCATCCCTACGGTAAGCAAATCCAAGTCCCGTAGGGATAGTCCGATTTGAAGACACCGAAGCAAAAACAACGGTGTGGTCATTACCCTTTCAGTTGGTCGAATTTTTTTTTAGCTTCCGCATCCGTTTTTACATTCAGTCCCCACAATTCGATAAGTTGTGGCAGAATCTGATAAATGGAAAAGGTATTAAATTCATCCAACCACTCTTCCGGAGTATTCGGAATGGTAGGGTCTGCGTGCTTTGCCATAATATAAGCAATGTTCTCAAACATCTCAAGGCTGACTAAATCAAGGTGTGATTTACCTTCCTCGATCTCTCCCACATTCTTTTCCAAAGCAGCAAGGTCTCTGTAAATATCCCTTCCAAACTTCAAACGATAAATACGTGGAATGGCAGCACTTGCTTTGAATGCTACCTCTTTTTCATCAATTGTAATATTTCTTGTCATTCCCATACGCTTAACCTACACTTCCTTCATCTCCTGTTTCATCAGGGCTATCATTTCCGTTTACTTCCGGTTCCGTGTTACCGCCTTCTGTCCCTTCCGGCTCCTGCTCCGGAGTTTCCTCCGGTTCGGTTTCCGGTTCTTCCTCCGATGCTTCGGCCGGCTGATACACCTTCTTATACCAATCGTTATACACACTGTCCGTAGTGCTGTTTCCGGTCTTTGCCTTTACAAGACCATTTGCAAGCGGTCTGGACTTGATGGTAAGTGTTTCTGTCTGCACTTCCTTGCCCTCTTCATTTGTCTTACCGGAAATGGAAGGACGGGAAGCACTACAGTTATACATGACGTGACGAATCTTTCTGATGTCACCGTCAAACTCAAACAACAGTGCAAAACTGCCTGTCTGGGAATTGGAATTTTCCACAAGTACGTTATTGGTATCTGCTGTTTCCAAAAGAACATCCTCTCTGAAAGATTCAGGAATGAGTGCCACCTCAAGGTCACCGTCATACCCCTGATTGTTATTCACAACATAGTATTCCACACCATCGGCGTAGAAACTTTCCGGCTCTCCCTTCGGGTCTAAGCTGATGGATACCGCACCGGGAATGGCAACGGGTGTCGCAAAAGTGACTGTTCCATCCTCCGCTTTTGCAATCACTGCATAATGCACGTTGCAAATGTTATATTTGACTTTGTTCTTCTTGTTCATGGTTATACCTCCGTTTCATAAAGAACTTCATACATTTTCTCGCTACTGATCCATGTTTCCGATTTGGAATAAAAAAAGCCGTACCTATCAAGCACAGCTTCCACCTTTTCTTCCAAACCGATATCCTTTTTGTCCGTGTACAGTTCCATCTGCAAACGGTCTATTTTATAATACGCCACCCCATCCGCGGCAAAGTTATTTGCTCTCGGATATAGGTAAATGAGAAACGGTGGATTAACCGCTTCTCCTTCCGCAAAGTGGTCATAAGCAAAAGGAAGTCCGATTTCCTCAAGCATTCCCACAACTTCTGCTTTTGTCATTGTTTCAGACTCCTTTCCACCCTTTCCATTAACTGCTTCTCCGCATTTGCTTCTGCCGGAGCAATATGCACCTTGGCAGCAACCCTACCGCCACCCCGTTTGGCATGACCTTTTTCCAAAAGGTGTGTGAGGCGGTAACGGTTCTTAGAGTGTACCACTACGGTCTTTGAAGTTGCAGTTTCCTTTTGCTTGGTTACCTTCCAACTCTTACGATAGGCTCCCGTATCCACCGGAGCGTTTGCCTGTATTTCCTGTTTTACACTCTCGCCAACTTCCTCAACTATTTTCTTTACCTCTTCTGCCGTAAAATCACCGTATTCTTCTAACTCCCTTTTTACGGCTGTTGATAAATCATCCACGGACACGGTACGGTTACTGCTCATGGTTACCTCCTCTCCCTCTGCGTGTGCATCTTAAGGCTTCTCTTCTTAAAAGCCATGTCACTGACGGAGCGGATATTATAAATTCTGTCCTTATACACAATGCGGAATTTATCCGGGACAACGGACGATAATTCCGAGCAATACCGGACCGTAAAGTCCATACGCTCATTTACAACCGTCTGCCCGGCTACTTCCGTCTCACCGCTTTCCTTCTCCACTGCCGTGGCATAACAAGAAAAATAATCTGTCCACTTATTGGTGTGGTTACCGATATCATCCTTCACGACTTCGTTTTTCTGAAACGTGATTCTGATACGCATACCGGAAATGTTCATTAAAACACCTCCCTGCGGACACCGAACATGAGAGTTCGCAATGTCAGTAACAACTCCTCGTGGTTTGCCTCTTCCCTGTGTTCATACAGATAGGCGATGGCATACAACTCGGCTATCTTTACCACGCTTCCCTGCTCCATAAGATAATCCTTGGAGAGTCTGCTGATATCGGTAACCATCTGCTCTGCCGTCTGAATCAGTGTTTGGATGAACCCGTCATCATCTGACGAGTCCACTCTTAAATAATTCTTTGCCTCATCAAGTGTTACCATCATTGTTCCTCCCTAAAAGAAAAAGACCTGTGTACATCAGCACACAAGCCTTTCTCTTATAAATAATATCTTATTTCCACTGTTGCTCCATAACTGCTGCCGGGAGCATATCGAACATCATCTTTACTTCCCATCAATTCATACATAGCCTCACAACAGGTACGCATTCTGTGATTCTTTCCGGGGTAACCTCCAAGTGTTCTGTGAATGTCCCCTGAAATGATATCTACATACTCCAAGCCTTCTGCTTTTGCTTCCTGCTTAATCCTTTGTATCTCTTTGATAAAATCCTCTTTATTCGGCATATCAAATACCTCCTTCCTACCACAATTATATCAACCTTCCAACATTTGTATAGAGTAAACGTGGTATAGAATTTATGTGGTAGGATAAGGTATTAGGTGCCTGTATTAGGTGTCAGGGTTAAGATGTTGTCTTGGCTTTGATGTCGAGGGTCTTAACTGCTTCGGAAAGAATCAGCTTACCATCCACACGCTCGGAAGCAAGGAAACCGACCTGACCTGTGGTTGCATAAAGTTCATTCAATCTCTTGAAGGAACGACCCTGACGGTCTGCAATCCAATAGTAGCTGTAGTCACCGAATGCCATGACACGGTTTCCGGCAGCAAGTTCAGGAACATAGATGGATGTTCTGTAAGGACGGTTAAGGATTCTGTCCGGCTCTCCTTCTTTTACGGAAGGCTGCCAGATATAATTTCCGTTGCCATCTTTTAACTTTCTGATTGCCTTAACTGTGGAATCGTTTAAAAGCCATGTTGCCTTGTTACGGTAAGGCGCACGTAAGCTGTAATACAAATCCATGACATCATCAAATGTGATGGAAGTATTGGCAGCGGTAATTCCGGTATCCGCACCGCCTGTTGCAGAAAAGAGCCCGGTAGGCTTTCCTTTGCCGTCACCGATGAAGAACGCTTCCTCTTCCTTCGCACCGATTCTTCTACCAAATTCCTTGGAAATATAGGCTTCGATATTGAATACGGAGTCGTTTAAGAGTTCGTCAGACACCTTAATCATGGTTGCCAACTTGTAAGCACCGATGGATGTCTGTCCGAAGCTATCATCGGATTCAGGGAACTGACCACCCTCATCAATCCATGCCGCCTCGCCTCTGCTTGTTACGATAGGAATCTTACGGTCACCGCTTGAGGTACGGATAACGGTTGCAAGGCTTCTGAAGAATACTTCATCCTGCAAAGCCTCCACAAGTTTTCTCTCGTATTCATCCGGTACAAGATATCCGCCCTCGGAATCAGTGCCAATAGAAAGAGCGTTCTGAACTTCATAAGACATCTTGTTTCTCATGCCGTTCCAGAACGCTCTCTTATATTCGTCACTTGCTCTTCCTGTTTTTTCCGCACCGTCAGGCCTTGCGGTCGGAGTGTTTACGATAGGCTGTGAAGTAATCTTGGAAAGTTCCGCATCAATTACTGCCTGACGCTCCAATCTGTCGATTTCTTCTCCGAGTCTTACCACATCTGCTTCCATTCTGTCGTAGGTGGCAGCATCCTCCCCGGATACAAATCCGTCATCGGTTCTCTTGGCATCAAGAAATTTCTTGGCGGCATCCCATGCCCTTGCACGCTTTTCTTTTAACTCTAAGATTTTGCTCATAATAAAATCCTCCTTAATGTTTTAAGAGACTGAGTCTCTTATCTAACTGATTGATTGGTATCATGGTTTCCGTCTTATCCCCGGACACCTTTAACAAGAACGAATCGTTCACGGCACGTCTGGAAAACATCACGGAATCTGCCTTTAACGTCAGCTTCTTTTCTGCTTCCTCATCCTTGCCCTCTTCCTTACCCTCACTCGGTTTAGGTTCTGCTTCTTCGTCCTCTTCTGCCTTTGCCTGTGTTTCCCCTTCAAAGAGGATTTTGTCGGCAAAGCCAAGTTCCACGGCTTTCTTGGCATTGAACCAAGTTTCGTCATCCATCATTTTGGATAACTTGCTTCTCTTAAGTCCCGTCTTATCCTCGTAGGCATTTAAGATGCTCTCCTTTACTTCATTCAGCATCCCGATAGCCCTCTCCATCTCCTTGGCATTGCCAATGGCAAGAGTAGCCGGATTGTGAATCATCATCATTGCTACCGGAGACATCAGGACGGTATCTCCTGCCACTGCAATGACAGAGGCTGCCGAAGCTGCCAAACCGTCAATCTTAACCGTGACACTGCCTTTGTAATCACGGAGCATATTGTAGATTTGTGCCGCCGCGAACACATCTCCACCGGGCGAGTTAATCCATACCGTGATGTCACCTTCTCCGGAGTTCAGTTCGTCCTTGAACAACTTAGGAGTCACTTCATCCCCGTACCAAGTTTCATCCGAAATCTCGCCATTTAAAAAGAGGGTTCGGCCCAAGCCTCCCTCATTCTTAACCCAATTCCAAAACTTGCGTTTCATCGTTTACCTCGCTTTCTGTTTTCCTGCTTTGTCTGTTCCTCCGGCTCCTGTGTTTTCCCTGCAAATACTCCTGCATCGGATAACTTACACATCGCACCGTTAACCAGATAGAGGTTACCGCCCTCTTCATCCGAAATAGGATTCATATTCTCCATCTCCCGGATATCATTGGTAGAAAACCAACCATTCTGTCTTCCCGTTGCATAGCCTTTCATACGGGACTCATAATCCCCTCGAAGCAGTCCGTCCACATTGAACTTAATAAAAAACTTGCCTTTCTCCCCCGGCAAAAAGAGTGCCTTTTGAAGAGCCTGTTCCCACCGGATTACCCAAGGGTCCAGTGTGTATTTCACAAACTCCAAAGACTGCTGCTCTATATTACTGAAACTGCTCTTTTCCAAATCCCCCACCATGTGTGGCGGTATCCGATACAGTCTCGCAATCTCATTGATTTGGAACTTCCTCGTTTCCAAGAACTGTGCCTCTTCCGGCGGTATTCCTATCTGATGGTATTTCATGCCTTCTTCAAGAACCGCCACCTTATGGGCATTGGTAACCCCTTTATAAACGGAGTTCCAAGATTCCCTTACCTTGGACGGGTCTTTTAAGACACCGGGATGTTCAAGTACACCGCCGGGATTCGCACCGTTGGCAAAGAAACTGGCACCGTATTCCTCACAAGCGAGCGTCATGCCCACGGCATTCTTTGCCATGGCAATGGGCGAGTATCCCACAAGACCGTCAAATCCAAGTCCCGGAATATGAAGCACCTCATCACTGCGGAGTGTAATATCTCCCATGGTTTTGAAGTTGGGGTTTTCATCGCTCTGCCTTGAATAGGTGTACACAAGATTGCCTTTTGCATCCCGGTCTACATCCATCTGATTCGGAAGAAGCGGATATAATCCGACCACTCTTCCGGCACCGTCCCTTATAATCTGTGCATATGCATTTCCCCAAATTAAAAGATGACTCATCAGTGTTTCCCTAAACACAAATGAAGTCATCTCCGGGTTCGGCTCATCATGGAGCAGTGAATATAACGGATGGTCATGCACAAGTTCTTTCCCACCATCGTCTCTATAGGCATATACATGAAGAGGCAGGGAAGCCACCGCTTCTGCCAAGATTCTCACACAGGAATAAACCGCTGTGGTCTGCATGGCTGTTCGTTCATTTACGGGTTTTCCACTTGTGGTTCTTCCGAACATAAATGAATAACCGCTGCCTACCGTATTTGTGGGTTTATCTCTTGCCTGTTTGAGACCTAATATTTCTCTGATTCCCATCTGCTATCCCTCCAATGTCTGATTGATTGCTTCCCGTATAAGAAGGAAGCCTATTAAACTAAGTGTAAGCATATAAACCT